ACGGCGGACGTTAGATTCGTGTTCGCCGTCGAGATCGTCCCGGTGGAAAGAAGGCGCATGTGGACCCCTTTAGGTATCGGAGAACATCAAAACAGCGGCCCATATGACACCCGCCACAAAACAGACGCCGCCAGCCATGCCGACGGCGCCGAGGTCGGCACCGGGGAGGACGGCGATGCGGAAGGCGGCGGCCATTTTAGTCCTTCCCGTATTGAATAAAACGCTTCCAGAAGCGTCGATCGCCGAATTTCTTATCGTCTGGTGGGGTGGACAATGTACTCCAGAACCCGAAGGCTCCTATGTTGTCATACTCTGGCGGAAAGCGGCCTGCCGACCGCCAGCACATATTATATTCCATCACCTCGCCGGTTTCCCGATCCATCCGGTCCCGGCGCCACAAGAACTCAGCCCGCATCAGTCCGAAATACCAAGGGACAACGCGAGTTTCCCCTGTCCGATACCACGGGCCGACTTTACGGGAGGTCACCGCAGCGCCCGCTGGATCAGTCGCCGACGGGAACGCACTCGCCGACGATCTCGGCATCAGGGAGAGTTTCCAGCACGACATCGAGGACCATCTGCCGATCGTTCTTGAGACGGGCCATGCACTCCTCGATGGCAACGGGTTCTGGCGATCTCATCGTTCCCAGGGGAACGCCGGCGACCAGGACAGTAAACACCGCGATAAACAGCATCTGCATCTGATTATGCTCCCAGGAACCGGGACCACTTGCCCGATTCGATGTCGATATACATGCACGTGATGTCGTGCGCCTGCGCAACGCCGGTGCCGGTGGCGATGCCGTTGATGGTGTCGGGATCGGTGCCGAACACCTGAAGCGAATTGGAAGCCGCCGCATTCTTGACGATCACGATCCCGCCCGAGCCCTTGGCGGGCGGTAGAGCCGCGCTGTCATTTCCGCTCGCGACGGTGCTGACGACGTTCATCCCGAACGAAAGCTTCGTGGCGCCGGTCTGTGCGCCGCCAGCCAATGCGGTCAGGCCGCGCCGCGCCCCGACAAAGTAGAGAACTTGGGCAGCAACTTTGCCCTTCCATCGCTGAACAAATCCCGTGGCCATGACTGGCTCCCTTCATTGGTTTTGATTCTGGGAAAGTAAAAGGCGAGGGCGCGGCGGCCCTCGCCGACTCAGCCGAGCATCGCCCGCGCCTGCTTGTTCGTGAGCGGCTCGGAATTGACCTTGCGACCCTCGACCACATCATAGGCACCCTCGCCGCGCGGGACGAGGAAACGCTCCACGTCACCAGCCTTGGGGTAAACCTCGATGTAACCGATGTTCAGCATCGCCTGCCGCGTGGCCCTCGGCATCGCCAAGATTTCCTCGCGCGACAGGTGCGTTCCGTTGGCGATCGTCTTGCCGCGGGAACTGTAGCCGCCGGGACGGCGGACGAATCCGCCGCCGATCATGTCATCAGCGAGTGGACGAATTTGCATTACCGCCCCTTACTGCGTGATGCCGGAGAAGAAATAGCCGAGGTCGGCCCCGACCACTTCCATGTCATAGGCCATTTCGGCCTCGGTGCGCACGGTCTCACGGCCGAGCCACGGCATCGGAATCTGGTAGATGGTGATGCCGGCGTTGGCGAGACCGAGATCGCCCTGCCAGGCGAAGGTGTAGCCGGCAGCCGGAACTCGCAGCCCGGCCGCGGGCGGGGCATAGCTCAGCAGGGCATTCTTGCCCTGGACGAACGACATCGTGGTGGGAGTGGTCGCCGTATCGGCGGCGGCTTCCCTGGACGAATTGTAGACGGCTTCGCAGACCAGAACCTCGTCCACATCGAATGCCTTCGCCAAGAGTTGCGGCGTGATCGCGCCGACCGCAGGCGTGGTGTACTTGATGCGGTCGATCACGAGCGGGTGCTTGCGCAGCGCCTGGAACACCGGCCATCCGAGGGTGAGCTTGTTCGGCTTCTGCCCCGTGTTCTGCAGGATCGCGGTCTGGCCGGTGGCCACATCGGAAAAGGGGTCGCCGTTGGCATCGTCGTCCCAATAGGCCGCATGGGTAGAATCGCTCGTCGCGGCGCCGGTGATATCGGTTCCCCAGACGCCGGTGGTGAAGTAGGTCGATGCCCACTTGCGCTCTTTGCTGATCAGCATCTGCTGCATCAAGCGCTGCGTGGTCGCCGTGTCGAGATCGACCGCGGGGTCCTGGTTGCGCCGGGCCTGCGCGCCGATGTCCTGGGCGAGCGCATAGGTCAGGCACGAATAGCTCGCAGTATCGAGGCGGGCGCCGACGCGGGCGGCCTCGGTGCCGTCGGCGCGGACCTTCGCTTCATCGCGGTAGTAATCCCCTTTGAACCAGCGAAAATATTTATCACTTTGATGTACGACGGCCACCGTAGGAAACACCTTGTCCGCCACATATGCGGTGCTGCTCTGCATGTATGCGGTGGCGACGTTCGTGAGCGCAGCCGCTACGTGAACGTCTGAATACTGCGGGTTCTGGGGCATAAAGCCCTCCTTCAATGGGATGCGGCGGCATCATCACGACGCGGCCAAAAATGGTTTTGAGCGAAAAGAGAAAGTCTCGCGGATGCCGGGAAATATCCGGCACTCGGAAAAACCGAGGCCACTCCAAATTCAGTGGTCCGCCGAGACGGTAGCGCCGGTGCCTTCTATAGGCCCCGGTCAGAATTACGCGAAAGTGACGGGCCGCACGTAGCAGGCGCCGATGTCGCCGGCCGAAACGGTCTCCATCGCGATGGCCACCGGATTGTTGCCGGTGGTCTGCGTGATCAGCTTGCCGGTCGAAACCTCGGTTTCGAGGGTGTCACCGGCCGTCCAGCCGCCGGAACCGGCGACCGCTTTGGTCGCGCCGAAGGTGCAAACCTCCGCGGCCTGCCCAGACGTGGGCTTGTTCATGAGAATGCCGACGATGGACTCGCCGCCGGCCGACGCGACGTTGACGGCGCGGGCCGCGGTCTGCTTGACCGCGTAAAACTGCTTAGCCGAGAGATCGGCGGCGGCAGTCCATGAGCTGCCGTCGTGTAGGGCGGTGGATTCGGTTGCCATAGGCGTTGTCCTTCAATGGGATGGGGCGGCGTCTCACGACGCTGCTAATTTGAAAAAAAGATGACCGGCCCGAGCCGCTCGGTTGCTCGGCCGCGGGTGCGTGAAGTGCAGATGCCGGTCAAGTTGGATCAGGCGCGAGATGGAATCGAACCATCGACCTCCCGGTCATCCGGCTTAACCGGATCATATACCGGGTGTTCTAACCGGCTGAACTATCGCGCCCAAAAGCGGACGCCCTCGCATCCCGCGAATGACGGACTCGAACCGTCGGGGCGGCCTAGCTCGTTACGCTGCGGCCGACACCTTCGCCATCCGCTCGCGCTTCTCCTGCGCGACCAGATCGCGGTTGGCCGGATCGCTGTACGCCTTGGCGAATGCTTGGGCCTCCGTGAGGCTCGCATCGGCCTTGCGCAGTTCCTCGGCCTTGACGGTCAGGATGTCATAGGCATTCCCCGATGCGCCGCGGCTGGTGCCGAATTCCTTGAACACCCCGCCGACCCGCAGGGCTGCGTCCCTGGCCTTGGCGACCTCGGCATGCTTGTCGATGATCTTGCCGAGTGCTTCCTTGTCGCCGCGCTCGGCCTTCTGCAAAACTTCGCCGAAGTCCTCGGGCAGGCCGGCGTCTACTGCGCGCTTCTTGAGCGTGGCGAGCGCTTTGTCGTCCTCGAGGGCGGCGAGGCGCTTTTTCATTTCCTCTCCCTCGGCGAGGGCCTTCTGAATGTGCGCCGGGAGCCTCTTCTCAACCGGATTGTCGGCCATGTGTGCGTCGCGCTCGTCAGGCGACTTCGCGGCGAACTTCTTTTTCTGCTCCTCCGACATGTCGGCTGCGTCCATATAGCCCTTGTGCTTGTCGGAGAGCTTCAGGACGGCGTTCTCGGTAGTGAGTTTATCGATCGTCGCCTTGCCGGCATCGACGGCCGCCTGCAGCGGATCGACGGCCTTCTTGACTTCGTCGGCGATCGCCTTCTTGAATTCGTCTTGGGTCATGTCTTTGTCGTCCTTCTGTGTCGCCTTTGCCACCGCGGCGGCCAAAGCCTTTTCCATTTCCTCGGGCACGATCGCACCAACGTGCGCCTTGTATTGCTCGAATGTCTGCTCGAGCATCTTCTGCTTGTCGGTCACGCTGTCGTCATCGAGGATCGATCTGATCGACTCGTGCAAGGCGCAATTGGCCTCGTCTATTTCCTCGCACATCGCCTCGGCGTAGCCCGAGGCGTCTTCGTCGGTTTCCTTGGCGTCAACGGCATCATCGAAAAGAACGGCGCCGTCGCCGTCGGCTGCGTCCTTGGCAACCGCGCGCTTGCCCCAGTCCTCCGGGATCATGTCCGACGCGCCGAGCGTCTTTGCCCGCGATATGATATGCGCCTTGGCCTTCGCCTTGTCCTTGGCGCGGCCGAAGGCATGAATGGCGTTGGCGAGGTCGCCCTTGTTCTCGATCGGGAACGATCCATCGGGGAGTGCTGCGCCGGTGCCGGCGAGTTGCTTGCGCTCGTCGTCGGTGAAATCTTTTTTGTACAGCATCACCCGCGCGCCCTTGTTCGCAGGCGCATCGACCAACGAAACCTCGGAAATCGTTATGTCGGTGAGATGCTGGGGCATTTAAGAGTCCTTTTGCTGACGACGCGCTTTGCGCCGGGCATACGCTCGCGGAATCCGCCAGCCGATCAGCCACGCCTCGGACATGGCCGGATCGCGAAACGGGGGACATCGGTCGTGGCCGAGGAGATAGGAACGGGCTCCTTGCGCCGAAATCTGGGCGAGCGCGTCGAGCCGAGAGATTGTGGAATTTGAATCGTAAATCGGCGACTCACGAAGATCGAGGATCATCGCGCTCCTTTGCGGGCTGCTCACAGATGCCGTCGCAGCAATGGGCAATGCCGGTGCCGTTGCACTCGGGGCAGGGCTCCAGGCGAAACCAGCCGGGCCTCGTCGCCACGGCGATGTTGCCGCAGCCTTCACAATTTGAGCACTTCATGGTTTATGCAGCCGCCCTCATGCCGCGCCCGCCGATCGAGAACGAGCGATAATCCCCGCTCTTGACCTTCGCGAACACGTCCGCATCGAGGCGAAAGCCCACCCATGCGCCGACCTTGCCGAGGTCGATGCCGAGCGCCTCCTGCTTGTCGCGTGTGAACACCACGCACTCGACGAGATCGCCGACGCCGGTGCGCTCGTGCATCTCGCCAGCGATCCGGGCGTCCTTGGCGAAGCCATAGAAAGCGTTTTCAAGCTCGCGCTCGGAGATGATGTCGCCCTGCTGGTCGATGACGGGCTCGCCGTCCTCCTCGATCACCGAGGCCCAGCCGAACACCAGACGCTGGTCTTCGTCGGTCTTGGTGATTGGGACGATGCGGGACCATGTGTCGGCGTGCTTGGATGTCTTCAAAGTCTTTCCTTTGTTGCCGCCATACGCCACCGAGAACAGCCGCGCCTTGCGCTTGCCCCCGCCGGTCGACGACACATGGACATCACCCACGGTGGGGTTATCCTTGGCGAGCCGCTTGACCGCGCCGAATGAGTGCTGCGCCGCCAGCATCTTGCGTTCGGCTGCCAGGGCCTCGGGTGAATCCCAGCCCTCGGCGCGGCCGATGCGGTTGTAATCGTTCTTGAGTCGGGTCAGGTGTGCGCGAGCCGCGGGCGACTTTGACTCGCGCGTCGCGCCCTTCCATCCGCCGGCCGCGCGCTCGGCGTCGAACTGCACCCAGTCCT